ACTGCCTTATCAACCGATTGTGATGCGAATACCTGAATTGTTCCATGCCATATAGATGTTGTACCGGTGTATAATACTGCTCTATATTCGTAACCAACTGATGCAGATGGTATTACTAAAGATGCAGAGAATATATTTTCGTATGGTGTAAAACTAGCTGATATGATTGATGCAGTTGAATTGGTTAATTGGTACATATCCTGCAAACTCATAGTAAACTGCGATGAAGCAGTATCTTCTGTTCTAAATTGGTAATGGTTTGATTGTGATATGTAATAAGGTAGCATTTGATTGTATTTACAGTGTAATTAACTCGCTTTATCTATATAATAACATATCAAGTCAAAAATATAGTAAATGAAAAAACCCTCTCATTACTGAAAGGGTTTTTAATATTCTGTGTGTTATATACTGATTAGTTATACACTATTGTAGGTTGAACTGCCAATCCAGCGAATGGATTTACTGTTGTTGAACCGGATACGAATGCCGCAGGTAATTGTTCTTGACCAGTGAATGTTACAGAATAACCATATAGGTCACCCATTGCTCCACCTGTACTGATAGTTCCAGCAGTAACATCTGCTCCTTCTCTTTCACCAACTAATAGGGCTTCTCCGTTCATTGTCCAAACAACAATTTGTGGTCTACCATATGCCATCAATTTTAATTGAGTGGTCATTTCGTTTGTCAATTTCTTTAAATTCAATACTAACTCTTGTGAAAAGAATGTAGTACCGTTTTCTCTCGAAGTGTTTACTGTTTCAGTATATGCACTTGAACCCTTCAATTCATAATAATAAACTGTTGAGCCAGACGGTAAAGCGGTTACTTCACCTGATCCGTTTTTTGTAAAGGAGCCAGTAGTGTAATTTATAAAGTAAACACCAGCTAATCCACCGATACTTTCCTTACAAACTTCTTGCCTTCCTTGTGATAAATTACAAGCCATAATACTTTGTGTTTAAATGTTATTTAATATATGGGGGTTTTACCCCCCATAATGTTTTTGTTATTAGTATGCTCCGTAGTAAACGATATCCTGTCCAACACCGAATTGTGTTCCTGCAGTATATCTCATTATTACACGATAGTTCTGTGAACCATCAATGTTAGCCATATCTAATACTTTAACTTCGTTGTAATCACTTAACAATCCCGTTCCGAAGAATAGATTTGATTTCTGTGCTGCTACGATTTTAGAATCAGTTAAACCTGGACAGTTTACGATTTCAATACCATTGAAGTTCATTGGTTTCTCACCAACGTTCAATTGATTGTTCCATCCGTTTGCTCCTGCTGAACCACCTGCTAATGCTTGTTGGTATGCCTTTGCAACGTTAGTTGGTACATAAAGAAGTACATCTTCTTTACCGTAAACAGTTGAAGGAATTGTATCAACGATTGAATTCAATACTGATAATACGTTTGTAGATGTTACTGAACCAGAGATGATAGTAGTACCAGACTTAGCTGCTAATACTGCTCCTGCTCCACCTGCTGCGATTGATGCAGAAAGTGCTGTTTGGAATCCACCGAATTGACCGTTAGTTGCAGCGGCTCCTTGCCAAATAGAGATTTCAGTTGCCTCGGCAACTTTTCCACCTACGTAGCTCACCAAAAAATCATTAAAGTTAGCTGGAATTTCATCAAAAGCAGAGAATCCTAATTGCATAGCTTCCCAAGAATCAACGAACTCTTGCTTACATAATTGTAAGTTAACCTGTAATTCTTTTGGTTCTAAGATTCTTTCAGAGATTGCTACTGAACCTGATGTAGAGAAATCACAAGACGCATCTTGTACAATTCCACTAACATCTAACTTTTGGATAACAGATTTGAACTTCACGTTTGGCATGATAGTTACATATTTGTTATCGAGTGTTTTAGCACTCAAAAGTGCCGCCGCAATGAACCCACTTGCCGCCTCGCCTGCATAGGTAGAGTTAGTGATTGTAGGTAATTGAAAATTTTGTTTTCTTTTCATTTTAATACTTTAAATTAGTTAATTTTTTATTTATATAATTTAGATAAGAATGATGATTGTGAATTTCCAATCTTCTTACCATAATTTGCTTTATTCTTTTCTGCTGAAAACTTAACACTTTCTTCAATTGGTGCTCCATCTAACTTAGGAAGTTCTTCTTCCATATCTTCTTCTTCAACAACTTCTTCATCTACCGGTGCATCTTCTTCCATCTTAGCAATTTTCTTTTCCATCTCTTCGATTCTATAAGCCATCTCTGCTACGGTTTTAGCTAAATCCAATGGTAATCCATCAGTTTCAGGCATATCTTCCGAAGGTTCTAATGTTTCTTCTGCTAATAGAGTTCCATCGGTTACAGAACCAGCTGCATCTTTAACAACATTAGCTTCTGATGTTTCGCCTGATTGTGGGATATCTTCAACTTTCTTAGTTTCAGTATCTTCATCGGCTAATTCAACATTTTCTCTTTCAGTAATTATACCATCTTTGGAAATTACTTTAATTAAGGTTTCATTTCCTTCTGAATCAGTAAGAGATAATTCGTGCTCACCATCTGGTGCAGGAGTCTTAGCTCCATCTTCTGAAACAACTTCTAATGGTTCACCAACATCAAATGTAGGAGAATCAACTATTGTTCCATCTTTTAATTTTGCGTAAGTAAACTTAGCTTCCTCCTTTGAAAGAAGTGTTAATATCCTACTTAAAACAGTTTTTGCGTTCATAGTTTTTTTACTTTATTAAATTATACAATAATAACAACTCTTTTTATAAAAGTTGTAATTTTTTTATGGTATATATTGGCCTGTAAGTGCAAACCAATTATCTTTTCTTTCTCTGGAAGTTAATATTCTGTTGTAAGCATATAATCTGACAACACTACCACTATAATTATTAGAGCCATCAACACCAAATCCGAATGTTAAATTTGAAGCGGCAGAGCCAGAAAAACTTAGTGGACTAATATTCGATATATCTCCTGTTGTACTACTACCATTTGTATTTCCATACCAATTTAATGTATATGGTCCTGTTGGGAATGTGCTAGATGATGGATATGATAATACAAATTGTTGAGGTGTATTTGGAAATACTCCTTTTAATCCATTGTTAAAAGATGCATTATTTAAAGTATCGGTTACAAAGCCAGCGCCACTTTGATAATTTATAAATCCAAAACCAGAGTTTGCACCAGTTCCACCTTGATATGAATAATACCAACCTGGAGCATCCGTTCCTTTTGCAAAGAAAGTTGGTTTATATGATACCGAAGATGTGGTTGCTAAATTAACTAATGTATAAACTTCCCATTGAGAGGAACTTATACTTGCAGTCATATTGTTATCAAATTGCAACCACTTATTTCCATCAAATCCAACTGTATTACCACCATTGTATATCAGTGGACCTGATGTTGTTCCTGTTACTGATGCGGTATAATTACCAACCGCAGAATTCCAAGTTAATGAGCCAGATTGATAATCTTGTGATGTAAAATCAAAAACTAATCCAACTGGCGTGATAGATGAGGTGGCATATCCTCCTACAAATGAAAATGGGTTAAATCTCATTATACTAAATTTTTAACATAAGCAGAGTATATAGATGATGTATCAAACGTTACAAACGTTAAAATATCTTTAGAGCCAGATGCTGCAGTTGGAACATATGCTAATCCAAATACTTGTCTAAATTGTGGAGCAAATGTTAAAGTTCCACTACCACCAGCTCCTTGAGTTACCAATACGTTTATAGTTTGACCTTCTTTTATATTAGTAGCTGCTAGTCTTGTAGCTACACTATTTGCTAATGTAAGAGTAAAGAAGTTACCCAAAGAACAATCCATACTTGCAGTAGTTGATACAATACTTAATGGAATTATATTACCATAAACTGAACCTGTTATCGTTTGTGAGCCAGAGAATACGTTAGAAGTTCTACCTGCGTAACTACTACTTGCTGCATTTAAACTATTTATAGATACCTGTTGTGATGCAGATGATGCGTTTAAATTAGTAATACTAATAGCTGCTGATGCAGTAAATATTTCTAAGTTAGCCGTTTCTACTAATATACTAGCCGTTGTTGTATTTAAGTTATTTATAGATACTTGCTGCGATGCAGATGATTGATTTAGATTTGTTACCGATATGTTTAAAGATGCGGTAGTTGTTTCTAAATTACTCAATCTAATATTCGCACTTGCAGTAAACGATTGTAATGAAGCAGATGCTTGATTTAAAGGATTTAATGCTGCTATTGATAACGTTGATGAAGTAAATGCTATCAACGAATTCACTTTCTGGTCGTTCGAACTTGTATAATTATTAATAGAAGTTGTATACGCATTTAAACTATTAATAGATGTATTAGCACTTGCAGTAAATACGTTAGTTCCGGATATACTTGCAGTAAATGCGTTTAATGATGCAGTAGATTCATTTAATGGTTGTAATGCTACTATCGATAATACCGATGAAGTAAATGCGATTAATGAATTTACCTTCTGATCATTAGATTGTGTATATTGATTAGTACTTGCGATAAACTGATTAGTACTAGCAGTAAACTGATTAGTACCTGCTAAACTGGCAGTGACTGTATTATACCCACTATTGATTACCAATTGTGAAGCAGTAAAAGCATTAGTGTTTTGAATACTAGCAGTAAAAGAATTTAATGAAATTAATGATGCTGTAAATGATGAGGTGTATATACCAAAATCAGTTTGATTAACAGTCGAATCAATCATATCAGTATTGAATCCTCTTAATCTAGATGGTGTAATGTATCCAGTATTATTATTTGGAAACTCTTGATTATTTGCAACCTTTAAGGCCTGCTTACTTATTTCTGACATATCGTTTATTGCGTTTTAACTTGTAATTTCGTATCCTTCGTCATAACCATCATCAAATCCACCTCTATTTGGATATGGAGATTCTATTTGACCTATTCCCTGATTTATAAGAAATCCTTTGCAACATTTAACATCGTAAGTATTGCTATCTAAGCACAGACATGCTCTTTGTGAATTTTTAGGAGATGATAATCCCTTAGTAGGACCTATGTATATACCGGAGTTATTCTCTCGGTTTACAGAGTATCTTAAATTACCATTTCTACTATTAGACCATTTAGCCATAGGTGTTCTTTTTTAATAATAACAACGATATTTCTAAAAATACTGATTACTTATGTGAACTCATAAGTTCCCTATTCATTAAAGTTTCCAATTGGGCTTTATCTGCTTTATAGGCTAAGAATAACAAACACTTTTCTAATTCTTCTTCTACTACTTTATCAAATCGTAGGATGTCATTTTCTGCAAGTTCAACAATTGTTGCATAGGTGCCCCATTTCTTGCCAAAATTTGCTTGATGTTGGGATGCAGATCCTCCACCTTCAAAGAGTTCAGGATAGAACTGAACAAGTTTATCTGCAAATCTAAGAAAAAAAAAAGTGATCCAAAGTGAGTATCCATTCCTACATCTAACCATTTTTCCCATTCGTCATTACCTTCGTATCTCTTTATAGAGTACATATCCCCAGCCTTCTTTGTTACAGGTCTATATAGTATATTCATTATCTTAGCCCAATTTGTATCCATAGTAATTACATCGTACTTTGATATATCAGCATACGCACCATAACTGATTTTAGATAGATTTGGTTCAATACCATACTCTACTCCAGCTATCGTTATAAACTTCTTTAAGGGAAGTTCTACGTTGCCTATGAAACTATTCAACTCATCTCTAATAGTTTTGTACGCATCAGCGGGTAAAGCCTGGAGATACTTTGGGTCTAATCCACATAGATACTGTATAGTAATAGCTCCAATTGCTTCTTCATTATCTTTGTAGTTATCTACTTCCTTTTGTAAATCTAGCCATCTTCTTAATGGTATATCTGCATAAGATGTTGGTATAGCTATTTCTATTTCTTTTATCATAATATGTATCCGTTTAATATTTTCATTAATTGTTTTATTTTAGCATCACCATTCTTTACGTATGCATCCATTGCTATAATTTTAGCTCTAAGTTCTTCGTTTTCAGCCTGTAATGATTTAGCGAATAGGATTAGTTCCCGTATCTCTTCTTCTGTCCATGTCTGCATATTATCTAAATGATATACTGTATTTACCTGCCTTTTGTTTTCTAACATTCAACTCCTCCATACATACATAGCGAATAGCATCGATTGTATGGTTTGAGTAATCAACCGGAATGTTTTCAAAATTACCATTCTTATCAACAGTCCACACATACTCATTAAACTCCTTAACAATATTTACACTACTCTTTAGTATATGTAATTTATGTTGGTGCATAATATCAATACCCATCTTAATACTATCCTTACCTTTTCTAACAGGCTTAATGTTAAATCCAGCGCGGTATATCTCTTCTATCAATCGGCTTTCCGCACTATCTCCCCATATTGGTAATCTATCTACTTCTAATGCCGTTAATTCATCTATGATTTCAGATGTCACCATACCTGTTTTATATATCAGTTCTTCAAAGTATAGGTTTTCATTCCATTTGTATACTGCTACTAATGTAGTTGGGTCTATACTGAATCCATAATCTTGTCCAAATGCTACAAAAGTTGCTTCTTCTGGTATGGCATCAATCAATGTATAGGTAAATATAGTACCTACGTTATTACCCGGTAAGCCCAATCCATAAATCTTATAGTATTCAGGGTTGATTTC